TGCAAGAAACCCAACAATTGAAATCAAGCAATCAATTCATTCCAGACTTAGACGCTGGAAGCTTTGCGAAATATCTTATTGTTTGATATCTATATGTGAATGGCTGAACAGATGAAGTCTTGATTGATATGCTGAACGCACCGAAAATCTATGATTCGCAATGAAGATGATATAGTGTTGAAACAGACGCTTCATATTCTGTGTATATCAAGTCAGCAATGGAAACAACACGCTTGCGTCCTTGAATTCCGACACCATTGGCTGTGTCTTACTTAGTCGCAAAAGATTCAACGTGATTCTATATATCGGCAGATGATGAAGACTGAAATGAACATAGAATTCATATACGAGATAATTCAGCAGACGTTCAATAGAAAAAAGCACCATTTGGGTGCTTTTTTGATACGAAGTATTCTTTTCTTATTGAATGGCTCAACTTTTTCAAGACGAGTTCATCAAACGATATGAACTGGCATTTCTTATTCAAAATCATAGTCTTTTCTATTCTTCGTCGCCATTTCTGAATATATTTTCTGATTTTCAGCGTTGGCGAATTTGTATAGATAACTCAAAGCGTCAGTCAAAGCAATTGTTCATTTCTTTTCTTTGTTCGATTCAAGTTGTCTTGCTTCCTTGTATTCATTTCTGATTTCTTTCGCAAGTTCAGAAAATTTTTCTTGATATTTGGTCGGAACTGATTCATATGAACAGCTCAAAGCTCAAAGAACATAGTTCATCGCTTTCTTTTCTGCAATTCTTTGTTTTTCTTCTTCAACTGTGTTCTTCATTCGTGATTGTGGAAATATCATATATGCTCGTGCATACATTCACTTGTTCATATATTTGCTTCTATCTCTAATCAAATATTGATTCGTCAGTCAATAATAGTTGTCATATACTCAACAATCGGCTGTTGGCTCACTTGCTCATCAAGTTGGAACTGTTGATTCGGTCGCTTGTCGATTCAAACGATGTCATCAAGCTGGTGGGTATGAATCTTTATACACAAGTCATTTTTTTCTATCTTCACCGAAGTTCAAATGCATTGTGAATCATACAAGATGTCATTTCTTCAATGCTTCTTTTGGCTTTTCTGTGTCCCAATATTGTCTTGAATAGAAGACTTTTTCAGTTCCGTATCTTTCAGCTCAAAGCTCGTTCCAGAACTTACAAACAGAATTGATTGCTGTTGGCGTATCTCGTCAGCTTCCTATTTTGTATCAAAACTGCTCACAATAGTGAACAACTTCAATTCAAAGCTGATTCGATTCTTTTGTGGTCAAATCAATTCAAAAAAGTCTGATAATTTGATTCAATGCTCAAATCATCGTGCAAGCTGACGATGTTTCTGTGTGGCTTCATTGATTGCTTCTTGGTCGAACATTGTGCTTGATTTCTTTTATCTCAAATTCAACGTCATTTCAAAAAGCGTATTCATCACCATAATCTCGTGCAAGATTTTCTTCTGTCATTTTCTCTATGTTTATGAAATAAATCTATCTTGAATCTGCTTTCATTCATTCCTTGCTTTGTTGTCTTCATAATTGCACAAAGTTTCGAATAAACATTTTCTGCAAGATTCTCTTTGAATGTTTCTTCTGCACACTTTCAGATGTGCATATTCATATCATTTTGTTTCTTCCATTTTCTTTGATTCCTATCTAAAATCTGATACAATCTTCACGATATCGAACATATGGGTCTTCAATATCTTTGCTTGTAAGTGTATCAAGCAATCGTCTTCTGACATCTTCACGCAATGCTTTCTCACTCAATCACACCGTCGTGATAAGCTGTTCAGCAATCATCTGATTCGCAAATAGTGTATGAATCGCACGATGTGTCGTATTCTTCAACAGTTCGACGTTTCTATCTGAACTTGCTCAATCTCTTGATTTTGGCAGTATGTGGTGAATTGAATAATTGTTTTCAAGCTTTCACATTCAGACTTCTTTTATAAGCTAAAATGATTCTCTTGATTTTATTTCTATTCCACCAGCTCGTGATTTTATAAACGATATAATCTATCATACTTTCGCAGTAAATAAAAACCATACTATCAAAGACAATAGAATTAGTATAAGTCGCTTTCTGCACATCTTTTCGCAATCATTAGTCCAGATAAAGCTTGGTCTTTGAAATAGTATGTTTTGGCAAATTTCCTATGTTTTGTTCGATATTTTCAGTTCCGATACAAAATCATTTCATCAACAAATTTCTTGATGATATATCACAAATCTGTTTGTTGAATTATGATGTCTTGCATTTTCCTTTACATTTTTTTGTAAAGATTATTCATCTTTTGGCTCAATCTCGTCGTTTTTCTTATTGATTATATTTTTTAATATTTTCACGATACTGTTCAGCAACATCTTGAATGCGTCAATTTCTGGAAGTTCTTCTTTGTAATTGATTGAATATATGTGTCAGATGATTGAATATAGTTCGCTGAACACAATCATTCAAACGATTGCTGTGATAAGGGCTTCAATTCACGGCATTCAAGTTCGCTTCAATCATAATGCAACAAGGAATGGCAATACTCGTCTTGTCATTTTCTTGATAAGTCATTCTTGAAGTTTTTTGCTCTGAATTGTTTCTCATCTGGCTTTTGCAGAAAGCAGTCAGAAAATCAAATCAAGAACAAGCATTGCTGTCATAATAATCAATCATTCTCAACTGATTGAAAAATATTCAAGTATTCCAGCCATTGTCAGTCAACCAAAGATTCCGAACAATGCTCATTGTGTTTCTGTCATTTTCTTTTTATAAAAAGATAAATATTCAAATTATTGCAAGAATACACACTACAAACAAAAATTTGAATAATGCGATTTCGAATTTGACGATACTTACAATCGCAACTACAATCAAGCATATCAATAGAATCAATTTCAACATTTCTGTATGATTAAGAAATAAACTAATCTTGAATCATTTTATTGTAATCTCTTTGAGATAGAATCACATACACACCATTCACATCTTTTTCAGTCAAAGCATTGAACATCGCTTTTGTTCAGAATCGTCGTGTTCTTCCGAAATCTGTGATACAATTCATATTTCAAGCAGATGTTGAAGTTGCTGAAATCACATTGTCTTCTATCGATATTCATTCTCACGCTGTAAGTTTATCTTGCTTTGTTGCGTCGTGTAAGTTTCAAGCGTGATACTCGATTATTTGTTTCAGATAGTCTGAACGCATAACTCTTGAAGATGTTGCTGTCGCTGTTTTTCATTCTGCAACACTCATTGCTGAATATGATGTATCATTGTTCAAATGCAATGCTCATCAAGTCTGATATGTTTTCTTGTAAACATATATGTCAGTTCTTCATTTCGTGAAATATGAACTTCAAGCAATAATACTATTTCAAGAGTTCATAAGTGGCTTTCGGCTTCAACTTGTTCAGATTCTTATTCTGACATTTCTATATGCTGACGCAACAACCATTTCTGTGTTTATCACAAAAACATACACAGCTCATTCCATTCGAACGATTCACTTTGTATCGTCTATTGTGATGTTTGTATATCAATATGATTCGTTGTATGGTGCAACTCACTTTGTGCTATCTGTTGAAATTGAAACCATATCTTCCGTGATGACGAAAGTCTTTCACAGTCAATATGTGCTTCAATTTCTTTTTATTTCTCAAATAGCTGGCATTGATTATATTCTGCGTATATAAAACTAAGCTGTTTCAACTTCTGTATAGATGAAATATCGATTTCAATCTGTCGATTTTGAACTTGGCAAATTTCCATATTCTGTTGCAGTCTTCAATAAGTTTCCAGTCAATGCGATTGTGCTTGCACTTGCTTGATTCGTTGTCATACTTCCAGCACTCACTCACGCTTGTGTGAATGATACTGTTGAATTGTTTACAGTTGGAATGCTTTGTGCAACATCATATACTTGCTTTTCAGTTGCTGGCTTTGTTCCGTCATTTGTTGCTGAACTTGTCTTGCTTGGAAGAACTGGCTCGGCAGTAAACGTTTTCACTCAACTGATTGTCTGTGCTGATGTCTTATCAACGAGATTGCTCAAATCAACCATTTCAGCCATTGGGTCCCACGCTGTTCCATTCCAAACAACATTTGTTCAAGCGTTGAATTTTGGCGTTGTTGTATGTGCTTGCACAACATTATACATATCTCATTTGCTTGGTGAAGCTGGCAAATCTGCATATGTATTCACTTGTCATTGATAATTGACTGCACTTCCGATTCTTCAACTTACATATTCTGCAATTGCTTTTGGTGTATATACGCTTGCAGTTGTTGAAGTTCAAGTGTCCAAGTCTGATTTCGTTGCTGTTGGGTATGTTGTATCTGTTGCTGATATTGTTTTTCAATCATTTGCGATTTGTATATTGCTTCCAGCAATCAATGTGTCTTGCTTTGATGATAAGTCAGTCTTAGTTGCAACAACTGTTGTGTCAATACTGAATTCATTTGAAGTCAAATCTAATCAATTTCAAGCTGTATATACTTGTCCGACTTCATCACTCCATTGATATCAACTGGCTGTCTTTCTAAGAATCTGTCCAGTTGTTCAAGTTCACGGCTCAAAGCTTGTTGGAACTACTCATCAATCTGCAAATGTTTTGTTGTTTGCTCACCATACAACCAGATGTCAGCTTGTTGGTGTGCTTGGTAAAGTCAAAGCGTCTTGCTTTTTATATACTTGACTTTCAGTTGCGATTGCTGTTCAGCTGTTTGTTGCGTCTGTTGTTTTGCTTGGAACAACTGGGGCTGATGTGAAAGTCTTTACTCATCAAATGCTTTGTGCTGATGTCAAATCAACATAATCTGCATTTGTTGGAACTAATATATTGATGACTTTGTCAGAATCTTGATTCAATGTGAAATCATCGACTTTCACACCATTTTTCTGAATCTCGATTTTGCTGTCATATGCAAGATAATACGCTGTTCAATTACGCATAATCTTTTCAATCGTTTTTCTCGTAGCCATTTTTGATGTAATTACAGAATAAAACTAAGCTGTCAAGAAGTATATGATATCATCGCTTTCTGTTCACGGTGTTTCTTCGTATTCTTTTTCTGACATAATGTCAGTTCAATCATCTCACGTTGGTCATTGTGGTCATTCTGGTCAAGTTGCTGGTGTTCACGTATCTCTATCACCAAGATATCGGTCGCCATTTTCTCAAATACTTGGAATATTGTCTTCGGCAAAATCAATGATTCAATTGATTTTTTCTCTTGCGATTTTTCAACTATCTCAATATTCGATTCTATCAACAGCCATTTTCTATAAGATTCAATCATTAAAAATTCAGTCTTCTGTCCAGATTCATCTATCATTTCGCCGTCATCTTTGCAATATTCGTTCAAGCGTTCCGACTGGTCTATAAGAAACGCAGTAAGACACTCAATATCTGTTTCTATCAACATTGACTTGGAATGTTTTTGTTGGCATTTCTCTTGTTTCATATCTCTTGTATGAACATACAGCTTTGTATATCTTTTGACTTAGTTCTGCTTTGTATGTTCTAAGTCAAATCAATATTGCTTCTATTCGCTTGCAGTTCATTCTGGAATCTTGATACTTGGTAAAATCTGTCATTTGATTGTTTCATCGTTGAATCTGATTTTTCAAGCTCATTTCACTCACCAGATATCACAACTAATTGCTCATCTTCTTCACGCTGTGCTTTCACTTAGAAACTCAAAAACAACATACTTTTTCGTCGTCTGTCCGACTGTTTCTTCAACGATTTCTCATTCATAGTCAACGATTCCGTCTTTATACTTCATCGTCAAAATGATTTTGTCGTAATCGCTCAAATCAACATCTGTTGTCGTTCAGTTTTCTGTTTCTGTGATTTTGAATTTCAATTGCGTGTCGCTTCATTCCAATAGAATCATCGTGATATCTTTACGAGATAAATTTTATCAAATAAGAAGTTTCAATTCTTCACGTTCAGCTTCTGTGATTGTTCAATCAATCAGCTTCATTCTAAGTTCTTTGATTCTTGCTTGAATCACATCATCTGGGTTTGGTCTTGGCAAATTGTGAAGCATTTTCACAGTCTTTGTTTCGTGTGTATATACATTCGTATATTCTTGGTCTATCAATTCTTGATATTCTCATACTGGTCAATCGTAATCAACGATTCAGTTCCAGTATTCAGTATATTCTGCGAATGTCATTCAAATATACTTTCTTTGCATTCACTCACACGCTTTTGTTGGGTCATTCCAGAATGCTTGCATATCGTCTTCTTCTGGAAATTCGTGCGTTGGAATGATTGGGTCATTAAGTTCTGGCATTCTTTGATTGTTTAGAATATAAATAAAATATTAGTCTATACTAATTTGAAACACTCTATTTGTTGTGGTCAATATATTTCAATATGGAACAACCGTTCAAAAAAACAAATACCAATTAAAAGTTGCATATTCATCAGACGGCAAAACAATTTCAGCTATGATATAATCTCATTCTTGTGATACTATTCAATTTGTTCTTGACACTTCATTAGTATATCAAAAGTTTTTATAATAATAAGATGAAAAGCTTTTTCACACCGACCAATCTCACGTTGACGGAAACATATTTATATATTGCATAGTTCCACTTGTAATTGTTTTTGTTGCAATATAAGAAATTGTTCAATCTGAATGCAATAATCACACTTTATATGTAATACTTGACAATCGGTTGACGCTTGAATTAGCACTTCGTTGAAGAAGTTGTGGAAATACAACTGTCTTTCATATAGTCAATCAAGCTGAAACAGCCTCTCTTGTTCAGATTCTTATTGTATTACTTGGCAAAGTGTTTATGTTTCAGATATAATATCATCAAGGTATATGGTCGGCAGCTCACGTATAATCTGCAATTTGAAAACATCACGGTGCTTCTAATACTCACGTAATAAAATTCACAGCAGTTCAATTCACGCTATATGCTGTCTGAATCTCGTTTCAATTTTCAAGAGATACTTGTGCAAACAAAATACAATTATTTTCGAATTGTGGGTATGATACTCATATATCACTATTTGATAGCTGATAAGCTCATCATCAAGATGTGTTTGTATTTAGAACTAAACTCATTTCTATTTGATAGAAAATAAAATACTAAGATTCAACTGCTCACATAAGTTTTCATCAACTATATGTCATTGTATATGTCTTTTCACCACTCACGATTGTTTTCAATCTTCATCTTTCATATGTAAGATTGTATTCTTCACCGTCAGCGATGAAATATGTCAGCAGTCATCAATGATACACACAATTTGAAATGTTTTTGAATCATCATCATCAACCGATTTCTCATCAAATTGCGTCAATCTTCCATTGATGAATATTTGTGATTGCTCATCACGATGTGATTATTGTTGCAATCTTCACATACTTCTGATTCCGTCCAGTTGTATCAACGAATATCTGTCCAGCTCAATCAAGCATTACATAGTTCGTTGCATTATTCGTCAATGTTGTTGTTCATCAAGCGAAATAGAATTCTTCACTTCATACTCTTACATTTCAGTCTGTGATTTCTATATTCAATCATCAAGTTGGAATAGCTTTCACTCTTTCATCTCAATTGTCATAGATATCATTGATTGCGTCATTTATCTTGTCCAGATATTCTTTCGCAATATAGTTTGAAAGCATATCTCATTCGTCGAAACTTCGGCTCTTTTTTATCATCACATTATCGTCGTCTGTTGGAAAACAGTCGAACGCTTTTCTTTGAACAGTCAATACATCACCACTTCTTGCTGTAATCAAGACGATTTCTCTTTGTATCACTTTTCCGTCTGAATCGTATTTTTCAAGCGTTGCGATTGTTGGAAAATTGCTTCATCGTCTTTCTCATTGTCAGCTTTGAACTTGAATTGTCGTTGCTGTGCTTGAAATCGGTGTGTATAGTTGACTGCTTAGATTGTTTCTCATATTGTAATTCGCATATAAGCTCATTTCACAATCTTTTGCATATAAATATCTTTGTTTGTATTATAGTCTGAAACACCGAACGCACCAAGCAAAACAAAGAAAATCAAGTTGCGTTCTATTTTATTGAAATATTTGTTCGGCAAGTGTTGTTTGATATTCCAATGATATCTGAACTTGCTCGTATTGATATGTAATCGAATTCACTTGAAGTCAACTGATATCAAGTCAGATGTTTCTGATTTTGATTGTATCTCACGGGTGAATTGATTCTATCAAATATCTATTGTTCACAGTCATTCTGATATTCTGCTTTCATTCTGCATATTTATTCAATATCGAATCACGATATATCACAGCTGAATCGTTTCCATATATGCTCGTATTCACAACTGTTTCTTCCTTTCTTCCGAACTTTGCGATTGATTCTTGATTCTCGGCTCGGTCTGTGATTCAAGTGTGTGGTCATCATATATATCAATATTGAACTCTTACTGCATTCACTACTTGCTCGAAATCTTGTGGCACAGTCAATGCTGTGATATCTTTTTCATATGTAAACTCGTGTGTAATCGTGCTTGGCTTCGGCTTGAATTGAACAACGCCGTCTGCTCACACATATAGATAGTATGTCAGTCAATCGACGATGTTCATCAACAAATCTGAACATTTGTTTCACTTGCATTCGATATTTATCAAGCTTCAATAATTCACTATGCTGTCATTCGTATATGTAATGATTCACGAATAGCTTTGATTGAAATAGTCTATCACATCTTTGATGAATGTTGCTGGCTCGATTCATTCAATCGTGAATTCATCATCTCAATTCCCGTCTTTGTAATACACTTCACTCAATAGACTGAACAACGACAAGAATGTTGCTTGAACATTTTCTTTGTTGTTGCTGAACAGTCTGGAATATTTGCTCAAATATCACGTATATAGAAGCTCGTCTTCCAGTCAGTTGTTGCTGTTCACAAATACTTTGATGTATTTGATATCGTCCAGATAGTCTGTATCGATTGGCAGATTCAGATTCAGAACAAGCTGTCATTGTCAGCTGTTCTTTGTTTCTGTATATGTGATGTCATTCGTGATGATACTTGCTGGAATCACTTTCTTGAATGTGAAGTTCTTATCATATGCTTTCACGATGTATTCTTTTTCGATTGGCTCGTCTATCTTTTCTTGAACGACGAATTCATCGGAATATTCAATTTCTCATTCGTTTCATTGATTATCGACTGGCAGAACTGCAACAACATATGTTCATCATTCCAATGCTTGAAAAGTCTGTCAGTTTGCTCATTGAATCGCAACGCCGTCAACATACCATTGATATTCAGAATCTCATTCTGGGTTTGTTCACGTCCACGTATAGCTTGCTGTCAGAACGCTTCAAATGTCTGTATTTCCTATGATTAGCAAATCTTCAATCATTATAGAAAATTTTTAGGAAATAAAACGCTCACATCGAAATCATATGTTCAGTTTGCATTCACCGTCAGAACGTTTCATCAAGCTTGAAGTTTTGGAAACTTTCAGCTGAAATCTATGCTGTTTGTGTTCAATAGAACTGTTTTTTCATCTGTATTGATATCAAGAATATCTCACGCAGTCAATGAATGATTGATTGTGATTTTGTCATCTCAAATGCTTATCTCGACTTGATTGCAACTTGTCGCACTATTCACAACAATATTGATGATTGGGTTTGAATATTCACTTCACTCATTATATATTCACTCATTGATTTCGTCTGATACATTTTCGAATAATTCTGAACGCCATTGTTTTTCGCTTCGAAATGGCTTTTCAGCTTTGAAACTCAATGAATATGTTGCGTGTTCTATATCATAAGATTCACGATTGATGATGTCTGAATTTGTAAGTGTGCAAAGTATTCTTCTGTAAACGTTTCACACTTTGAAATCAAGATATCATTGCTTGCTCGACAACGCTTTTTTCAAGCTGTCGATTTTGTTTTGTGTATCTTCAAGACTTTCTCACAAGATATGTCATTCAATCTTGATTGTTCTTTCTTTGTAAAATCTATCAAGCAATCATCATCAATCACTCTTTGGGTTTGTGAACGTCAAGAGATTGATGTTCGGCATATTCCAGACATTCACTTTTGTCGTGATGAAATGCTCGTTCTGTAATCAAAATCAATTGAAAATCAAATCATCAAGTCAAGTTGATGTTCATCTGCTTCTTTGTCAAGCATTGAATAGAATCTGATTAAATTTTCATTGATTCGCCATTGTTTATCAAATAAGATATAAATTATCTCACACCTTTCTTGTATAGCTGAATATCTCTAAGAATTTTCTCACTTACTCTTTCAGCCATATCATTCACTTCAATATCATTTGAAACTACAACTCATCACATATTGACTGTGATTTCAATTCATCAAGTTGCGTTTCATAAGTCAGCATTGTTCACAATCTTTCAGTTTGTGCTTGGAACAAATAATTCTGGTCAAGCTTCACCGACAAGATATGAATTTCACGCATAGACTGGTCATCAACTTGCACGGCTTCAATCACTTCATCAACTCATTGCACGCATTTTCGCACGATATACTGCGTTCCATTGGTCAACAAGCTGATTTGTCATCTGAACTTGTCTTGTGTGGTCGATTTCCAATATTTCCATATATTTTTTCTCGAACTCTTTCTTCAAGTTCGCAACGTTTTCTCGTTTCTTCACTTCTTCATTGATTCTTGCAACTCGTTCATCTTGAAGTTTCTGTTGCTCTTTTGCATACTGTCTTTTTGTCGCCATTTCAACATCAAGACTTCTGATTTTTTCATCTAATTCAGTCTGAATTTCTTCTTTTCTGATACGATAGTCTTCTTTGATTTTCTCGATTCCGTTCAATGAATCATATCGTTCAGCATATTCTATTTCTTTGTCAAGCTGGGCTTGTTCTTCCGTTGACATTCCATTATACATTGAAGCAAGCTCGTCTTGATAGTCTTTATATTTTTTTATCAAATCAACATCATATTTTCCGATTCATCATACTCATTGCAAATCTTCACGGCTCACGCTGTTTGCAACTTCTTTCAATCATTCATATTCGTCTTCCAATGCTTTCAATTCCTTTCTTGCGTTCACTACTTCTTTTGCGATAGATTTTCTTTCATCGACTTTCATATTCGCAAGACTTTCAGTCAGATTCTGAATGTCTTGATTCAATGAATCAATATGTCTTTGTGTTTCATCAATATTTTTCTGTAAGTCTTTGAATGCTGTTTCGTATTCATCATTCAAATCATTGATAAGCTTCTGCTGATTATTCAATCGATGTTTTGCTGATTCTTCTATTGCTTGATACTTGTCTTTTTCAGCTTTCTTCTGAATCTTTGCGATTTCTTCTGCTTCTTTCTGTGCTTCTTTCAGTCTTTGTTCTCGTTCTTTGCTTGCTTTTGAACTTCATCAACTTCATCATCAATCACTCAAATCACCGATTCATCAACCAGATAGATTCAAGCTGTTTGCTCATTTCTTGATATCTGAAAAATAGCTTTTTGTCTTTTCAAATGATGTGAACAAAGCGTCTTCTTGTTGAATCACTTTTGCACCGAAATCTATTCGTTCTTCTTTGATGTCTTTGATTGTATTGCTTACATCTGGAAGCTCTGTTGCTCAATATGTTCCAAAAGCTTTCATAAATGCTCAATAAGAATTATCTCGTGAATCTCATTTCACAAAGAAACTATTGGCAAATGCGTCATATCAACTTTTGATTCATCAAAGCCAGTTTCCGATGTTTGATGTTCAAGTTTTCATCAAATTTCGAAGCTGTTTCACCATAATTGAAACTGCTTCAATTCATTGTCAGACTTTCTGCAATACAGCCATAAAAATCTGTCAGAATGTGATTGCTGAATTGCTTCAATCTTGTTTGATTCAGAAAAACAATTCAAGACAAGTATTTCACACATCTTGAAGAACTGTGATTATGTTGTCGGCTGTTGTTGTAATATTATCAAACAGCTGTGAAATCATTGTTTTGATTCATTCGCTGTTTTCACTCAATCGTGTTTGAATTTGTTCTATATATCACTTCAATGTTGGCAACAAAGCACTTCCGATTTCTTCACCAAGTGAATTCAATGTATCTTTGAAGTTGCTTCGCTGTCAGCTCAAAGTGTTTGCTTGTTTGTCCATTAAGTCGGCAAATCTTCATCATTCTGATGTCATATTTTGGAATGCTTGAACGACATCATTTGATGATATTTTTCATTTGCTTATCATATCTTGAATCTGCGTTGTTGTTTTTCACAACATCTTACTCAATTCGTCCAATAATGGAACTCACGCCATTGTGAAATCACGCAATTCACGTCAAGTCAGCTTTCATTGTGCGATGACTTGTCAATAGTTCAAAGCAAGTCTTTCTAATGGAACAGACAATCACGCTGATACATCTCACAAAGATTTCAACGTTGGAATGATATCATTTGCATTCACTCACATCGCAATCAATTGCTGTGCGTTTTGTCTGATACCAGTCAATTCGAACGGTGTTTTTCTTGCAAAGTCAGAAAGTTGTTCAAGCATTTGTTTTGAAGCTTCTGCACTTCACAACATTGTTTCAAATGCGATTGATGATTTTTCCAGATTATCTGCAAGCTCAATGACGCTCTTTGTGGCTTTCACAATCATTGCTGAAAGTCATAGTCAAGCGATTCATTTTTTGATTCAAGACAAGACATTGTTCGCTGTATCTCACGTGTTCTTCGCAGTCTTCTGAATATCTTTCAACTGCGATGAAATATTTCTAAGTTCAGCAGAATATTTGTCTTGTGCTTCAATAATAAGCTGTAAAACGTAATCTGTATTCATCTATCATCTTTTTTTAGGAAATGAAGCTTTTTGCTTTGCTTTCTGTTCTGCTCTTTTGCTTTCTATGAACTCGTGTTCACGTTCAGCCATTAAGAATGCAAAATGCAGATTCAATTCTCGTTCTGGAACTGCGTCCAATTCTTTCGGTGAACAATGATAGACTTCTTTCATCAAGATGAAATCACGATGTTCTTGACTAATCTCTTTTCACGTCTTCAATGTTCTTTTGAATTGTTCTACGAGTTCTTTGATTTTGTGGGGGGGGTTTGAAGCTTCTTACATTCATCTAATATTGTATTGTAATCGGCATTTGATAGATTTCCGATTTCTTCATCTGTAAGATTCGTCAAGCTTTTCACCAAGAAATCATTTGCTTCTTCAAGCGTCATTGGATTGAATTTGCTTGACTGTGCTTCATCTCATACTCCAATATTGAAATCTTTGTATAATATATTCTTGAATCACTTATCAATTGCTCTTGTGTATTCATTGAAAGTGATTTCTTTTGCTGTTCCTTTGATTGTGATTTGCATTTCTCTTGTGATTATATTGTAAAGAAAATCTCTTGTTTGAATTCGGCGACTACACGGCACAAGAGAAAGAAAGCCAGCAGTCGCCGTTTATATTCTAATATCAAGTTGTGTTTCCATTGATAAGAACAACTTCAATTGTTGCTCAATCTGAATTGTTGTATTGTCCAACAAATCACATTGTTTGCTTTGTCAATTCGTTGTTGTTGTCTGTCTTCGTCCATTCATTCAATCAAACTTTCATCAAATCTACGAAGATTGCTGAAAAGTCATCACCAGTTCAGAATTCAGCATAGAATCTCAAAGCTTTTTTGCTTGAATTCAAAGCCATATCACGAAGTGTTGTGCTGTCATACAAAGCTTCGAAATCTCATTCAACACCAAACTGCTGATTGTATAATGCGTTGATGTCTGTGCTTCCGAAACATTGAATGTCTGTAAGATTCTTATTGATAGCAACTCTAAAATTCTGCATACATATTTCACTTGCGTCATTCAATCAAGCTTCACTATCTGCGAATCTCACTCACGCCATTGATGATGTGAATGCTGGCTCATCTGCATATGCTGGCGTTGGAATATCTGATGATATTGCTTGCATTTGCTTTCATTGAAACTCTGCTGAAAATTTCATATAATCTGCAACTGCACAAGATATTTCGAAGCTGTTCAACATACAGAATGGTGCATATGAAGAAGCAACTGGGTCAATATCATATAATGTTGCACTTGGGTGAACATTTGAATTTGCTCTACTGAATAGATGAACTGTGAAATCTGAAACAGCTGTTCAAGTCATTGTCCAAGTTCCGTTTGTGATAGTTCCAGCTGAAACATTTCCGTCGAAGCAATAATATGTTGTGCTTCCGATTTTTAGAATCTTTCTAAGAACTCATCATTCAACAGAATCTCATCTTGCTGGTGTTCATCAACTTGGTGTTCCAGTAAACACTTTCAATTTTGAATAATCTCACAATGCAAGTTTCAAGAGATATCATATGAAATCGTTTCTCACGATTCACTCTAATGATAGTCAAGAAAAGTTTTTAGTTGTGAAAGAATCATATACTTCATCAATTACACCATATCAAGAATCATCGTTTACAGATTCAGTTGTTGGTGAAAGAACTCACGTTGTTTTTGGAATTCGAACAACTGGGGCAACTTTTGTTCACCTTGTTGCTTCAATTCAAAGTCATATTGCTGACTTTCTTCCGATAAATGCGTCTGACATTTTAATAATAGTTTATGAAATAAATTTATTCTTCAATAGACTTGTTTTTATAGTCTGTCATTGCTTTGACTTTCTTGTATGCTTCTTCTAAGCTCTTTGCTTCAACTACGATTCACAAAGTTGGAAAGCTGAATTTCCTTTCTTGCTTAGATTCGACATTCGTAATCTCTTGTCTTTCTGGGCAATCTTTACATTTTTTCGCCATTTCTCTTTGATTAAGATATAAACTAATTCTCGACGGCTGTGAATATACATCTGACTTGGAAGATTCTCATCGGCTCTTGTGTATCGGTGAATCATCGATTATAGTCGAATGTGCATTTCACGGTCATTCAATTATTATTAGTCCAAGTAATAGTTCAGATTTCTTTCAATCTTTTCATCACCATATCTGCAACTACTCTTATATTGTCTTCAATATCTGAATAGTCAGTCTGTGTTCTATCAACCAGTCTTACAGTATAGTTTATCTGATTTTCATATGAACAAGTGTCTAATAGATTGACATTTCCATTGCTTGGCGTAATAATAATTGCTGGAAGACTGATTCAGTTTTCAACTTTGATGTCGTGATTGTAAACAGCTCAAATTCTATGCTCGATATTCTTGATTTCAAGCATTTTCTGATAGATTGTATCTCATATCGCTTTGAAGCTGTATGTTTCTGTCATTAGTTCAATTCTTTTGATAAATCTTTTTGAATGATTTCATTGATTTGATTTTCATTATCTGCTCGTGAACGGTGCAAATACAATAGATTTTGTGGGTTTTTGTAATTCTCGAACTCACGTCTTCTTGCATATGCAACATCACTTCACACGATAGCCATTCATTGTTGTATTCTTGTGAAGTCTGTTCTGATACTTCATCTAAGATTTCACGTATCATATGGTGCATAGTTTGGCTCTTGTGCTGTTCATTGAACAAGATTCGCAATATCTATCAACGCAAGTTGAATTCAACTGCTCACCGATTTGTCCATATTGACGGCTTTCTCGAAGTCCTTTCATCAAAACGATACGCTGATTCACATCTTAGTTTCAATTGCTTTCAACAATAAATGATTTCTGGAATTTTCTCTTTGCTCAATCTCGATGTTCGATTCTTTCGACTATGTATGTGATATTGTCGCATACAATCTTATCTCATACTTTGAACTGCTTGTCTGAATACATCTTTCTCGTCTTCAACAATGCTGTTCATTCAAATCAATCTTTTGTGCTGACTGGCTGTATATTACAAGCGAACATCACTCAATTGTCTGAATAAGTTGATACATTGTATTCGTTTCTTGAATATGTATATAGATATGCTTTTTTATTGTATAAGATTCACATCTGACATCTACAATGGCAAATTAAAACTCTTGTATTTGTTTAGCAATGCTGTGAAGCTGAAATATTGGTCGTCTGGCGACATTGTTCCATAGTTTCAAGTTCTGCTTCCGAATTTGATTGTTTCATCTCACAACTTATATTCAGAAACTCACTCGTTGCTGTGTTCTTGTCGCATTCAGCTTGCAATCATCATTTCCATTAGTTTCAAATCATCTGGAATTTCTTCATATCAAGCTGTATATTCGACATCAATCATTCACCAGTCATTCAATTTCAGATTCTTGAATATTGCTCTACGGTCATATATAATCATATAATCACTTCACTTTGTTCAAGCTGATTCTCAATTGATTTTGTCTATGCTTTGAACTGGCTTGTTTTTTAGATAGAATTCAAGTCATCTTGGTGTTTCGCTGATTCATCTGTCTTCGATTGTTTGATTGTATGTTCACAAATCAAAACTATCTACTCAACAAAGATGATTCAACTTGGCGTTTGCAGTATTGAGAAAACTTTCAAGAAGCTCGTCTTGATTTGCTTCCAATACGTCCAATCATAGATATTCTTGAAATTGTTCTAAGCTTGAATACATCGCAATTTGATACTGATTAAATTATTTCTTTTTGCTGACTTTCTTTTCAGCTTTCTTTTCTTCTTTTGCTTCATCTTCTTCAACTAATTGTCGGTGATTGCTGTAATTATTAAGCAAATAATCGGCAAGTGGTGTTTCGAAGATTTCTCATTTCTTGATGACAACTCAATCAACAAGTTCATCTTCAAGAATGGCTTTCACTTTTTTTGGCATTCTTCGATTGATATGATATAAATCTTTTTCGGAAGAACACCATATTGCAGATGTTCTTCCGTATAGATTGGGAATTTTTATCGACTAAGAAACTGTGATGTTTGCTCATAAACCAACAGTCTTTCAAAGTCCAGCTTTGTTGTTTACAATTGCGAAACCGAATTCGAAAGTTGCAACAATCTTGATTCCTTTTCCAAGAACACGTCCAACTTCAATCTGTAAAGGTTTTCCGAAACCGTATTGAATAGCTGGCTTGTAAACACAAGCGAAGCTTCCTTTTGTGTTGTTTGCGTCTGTTCCGTCAACAAGTCCAGATGTATTTGTAAGACTTGGGAAGTGTTTTGAAACTAATACGTCAATGTTCCAGATTTTAGCAAGAACACCAGCAGATATTGTTGCGTTTGGTCAGAATTTGTCCATTGTAATCAATTCAGACAAAGCAAGTGATTTGTTGTAAACATTGCTTGGCTCGATGAATAATAAGTCATTCAATTCACCTTGATATCTTGCGTCAAGAACGTCTTTTACAGCTAAGTATGAAGCTGATGTAAGAGTTCCAACTGATACAACAGTATTTGCGATTCCAACTTTTCTGATTCCATTTGTTCATTGAATGAAATATGGGCTTCCAGAATAAGTTCCGTTTACGTTTCCACTTGCAGAAGCTGTGTCGTCAGCGTTGATGATGAAAGCGTCGATTGTTTCACCAGCTGAACGATTGATTCTTTCTCTAATAATTGCTTCAAGTCTGTCTGTTGCGTAAGTAAGCTCACGGTCAGAAACATCAACAGTTGTGATGAACTGTCCTTGTGTAATTACAACAGCGTCAGTCATTGGTCAATTGTTTGCTGGTGTAAGACTTCCAGCACCAGTTGTCCATTCTGTGTTTCATTGGAATAATGAAGCTTCACCAATAACTGGAACTTTTTCAGAAATAGCCATATTGTTTCCGTGATTTCAAGGAAGCAATGGAAGTAATCTTGAATAGTTTCCAAGCATATCAAGAAGTGGGTCTGCAAGAACATTTGTTGGAATAAGTTCAGCACCGAAATTTGAAGCACCTGTGTTCATCACTTCGTTTGCTTTTGCTTCTTCTTCAACTTCTGGGGCAACTACTTCTTCTTCCTTTACGTTGAATCAAGCTTCTTTTCTTGCTTGATTGATTAAATCTTTGTAATTCATTTTTGAAATAAATTTACGAAATAAATAAGATTAGAGTGATTTGATGATTTCTGCGATGTCATAATATCATCATTTTCTGACTGGTCTTTTATAAGCAAGTCAGCTGGCAACTGGTGTGTTTTTCACAGCAGTCGTCATTTGGTCAATAGTTTCTAATGATTCAGCGAACAGCTTTGTCATTGCTTCAACTTTTGACTTCAAGTCTTCAATTTCTTTGTCTTTGATAGCAAGTTTCTCATCAAATGATTTTGAAATCTGTGCAATCTTCGAATCGAAATCGAATTCTTTTTGTGATTCAGTTTCAATTGATTTTGTTTCAACGACTTCGTCATTGTGTGTTTCAACAACTTCTTCATCGTTCGCTTGTGTTTCAACAGCGTTTTCAGAATCTTCTTCAACTGATTCTTCATCACTTATTTCAGAATTTTCATCTGCTCAATTGATTTCGTTGATTTCTTTGATTGTGTCTTCTTCCATTAAAGAGTCATCAATCACAGTTGATTCAACGACTTCTTCACTATGCTCGTCTTCTTCTTCGCTCATCTCTTTTGTTTCAACTTCTTCGTTTGGGTGTTCTTCTGTTTCTTCAACTTCTTCTGATTCAATTTCTTCTGTTCTTTCTTCTTCTTGAACATCTGCTCATTCTTCAACAGCTTCTTCTGTCTGCTCACTTTCTGCAACAGTCTGAACTGGTGTTTCTTCTTCATTTTCAGCTTCTTTTTCTTCTTCAACTTCTGCTTCTTCCTTTTCTTCTTCTCACAAAGTCGGAAATTCCGACTTTTCTCATTCTTCAACTTCTTCTGCTTCAAGTAAGTCTTCAACTGATTTGCTCAAAGCATATGGGTTCATTGGAATTGAAACAACGCTGATTTCATATAGTTCTAAGTCTTTGATGATGTTTGTCATATCATAGCTTCCGTCTGCAAGCTCACGCACATCTGTGTCGTAATCTTTCACACTATATCATATTGAGAAAGCTCTTAGAACTCCATTCTTGATTAAGTCTATCACTCAATCTGTATTCTGTGATATCTTGGCTTTGATGTATAATCAATTGTCATCGATATCTGCTTCTTCAACAACTCCAATTGGCTTGTCGGCTTTGTGTTGCAACAATACGATTGGGTTTGTCATATATCTTTCTAATGCTGATTGAAAAGCTTTTGGCTCAACAACATCTCATCATCTGTCTTTGTCTTTCGTTGAAGCGTATCAAGAAATCTCAACGGCTCAATCGTCAAGCTCTTTCACAGACTTAGTTTCTCGAAGTGATTGGAAATATCACTTGTCTTTCACTAATTTGAACTTCTTCATTTTTCTTATATAAGATATAAATCTATTTCATTCTTTGATATTTGATTGTGCAACGACAATTCGGTCATCAAGGTGGGTAAAGAACTCATCATACACTTGGGTATTCGAAGTTGCTTCTTACTCGTCAAAGCAATTCACAGTCCATATGTTCTGGTCTTACTTTTGCGTCATCACACGTCTGTCGTTGTTTCATCATAGGAATTCACACGCTTTCAAGCTGACTGATTGGCTGATAGTTTCAATATTCGTATGCTTTTCTCATTTCCGTGATTGCGATTGTTCTTGCTCTTGCTTTTCAGAATAGCTTTTCATCTATCTCGTGAATGTTCTTGGCGACTTGCTGTGGCGTGAGATTGTTGTCGATTCATTCTTTCAATACTCTAATCACATCATATTTCGTCGTTCTACTTATTGCTCATTTATAGTTCGATAGATTCAACACTCACCATTGATTCTCGTAATTGCTTATCAAGTCGGTGTAATAGCTGAATCAATTTTCTCTAAGCAATGGCTCAAATAATCTGTAAGTCATCTTGTATCACTTATCGACTGCTTTTCTGATGTGAACTTTCAGCTTGTCAATCATTTCTCACAATCACATTGAACTTCGGAATCATCAAAGTGGCTCGTTGTTTTCTACATCAAATCGTCATTTTTTTTCTGGGTATATATGCACGTGTTGATTATTCAGATTTGCTCGTTCTATTTCGATGTTGTATTTGTAATTCTGATATAAGTCTTCTACATTGTCTTCAAGAAACTGGCGTTGTTGTTTGAAAGATTTTTGTATTATCGAATAGATTTTCATCTCACGATTCAACAGATGTCTGTATTCTGGCGATAAGCTCATCTACTATGTTTCATCAAGAGATAAAACTGGGTCTAATGCGATGTCTTCCAACAATACAACGTTTCTTGATACAAGTAATTTGTCAGCATTTTCATCTGGCAAAGCTTCAAATCATCTTTCGATTCTGGCTTCATTGATTGTCATTATTCCAGAAGCAACGTCTTTTCTTAGTCAGTCCATTCGTTCTTGCGTTTCTTCAAGTTGCTCACCGTCAGCTTTGATTCGTATCTTTTTGAATAAATCTGGTCTGAACATTTCAAGAAGTCTGTTGCATATATGTTCGAAATCTGATTCCAATGGTCTAAGCGTTCATTCAATGAACTCTTTTCTTTGATTGGCTCAATTCGAATAGTTCACAGTTTCAGTATATCACAATATTGTCTTCGGAACTCCAAACACGGCAGAAATCTTTTCAGTTGTAAGATGTCTTTGATTGATGAATTCCATATCTCTTGCTGTGAATGATATCGTTTTGAAATCTTTCACATTATTCATCACCATTGTCTTGTGCTGATTTTCACTTCACTTGAATCTTGAATCAAACTGGTCTTTTGCATTCTGAATTTCTTCTTGTGAAAGCTCGTCATCTAATACAAGCAACGCAGACGGAACAGCTGAATTTTGATAGAATGAATAGTTCACTTTCATTGCTTCCAAGTCTGACAAAGCGTCATACACACATCAATTCAAGATTCACATTCCAGTTGTTGAATCTCTTGTTGAATCTTCTCGTTTGAAGTATGCGATTTCGTTTGGCTTGTATTGTCTTGATTGTGAACGGCTGTTGACTGTGAAATACTGAATCACACCATATGCGTCAACTGTCTTGCTCACCATTCTTGAATCTAAGATGTCGAATCAAATCACAGTTCATTGTTCATTCTTGACTGGCAAAATGTATAAGTTTCACGAAAGCATATAGTTCTTGTATAGTTCTTTCTTCCATTTCAAGAACGTTGGTGCTTGGAATAGCGAATACACTTCATCTGTCAGAATATTGCTTTCAATGATTCTTCTTTGATTGTCTTCAAGATAGATTCCATTTCTGGCAACTCAATTTGATATCTTCTGAACGGCTTGTCTTATATCTCAATTGTATTCATACAACATATAATATGTGTTCAAGTCGATTGAATATCAATTTCTCAATAAGCTTGTAATATTCTGCAAGTTTGCAGAAAAACTCTTAGTTTTGATTCAAAGAGTTCTTGCAACAACATTTTTTATTTGTTCTGCGAATCACATTCACGTGTTTGTGATATAAATATCATTGTCTGCATTATACTCACCAACCACGAACGCACCAAGAAAAAAAGAAAAAAGCAAGTGTCTAACTTGCTTTCTTTTCTTCGTCTTTCATCTTGAAGTCGATGACTGGAATGTTTTCAACTTTGACTTCTATGATATCAAAGCAATCTGGCAACTCGATTCTTTCTGGAATCTTGTATTCATATCAACATTGTTCTTTTGCTTCTGTAAGCAAATCAACATAGAAGTTGTAAGTGTTTACAATCTGAATGAACTTGTCTTGGAATTCATTCGCATTCTTCACACATTCTTTCAGTCCATTGCATAGCTGTGCAAGATAGCTGAATTTTTCATCAATCTTCATATTCTCTTGAAGATGTCTGTCTTCTTCGACTGTGAATGTGAATTCGTCGATTTTTGTGTAAGTTCTTTTTGAATCTGTCATTGTATTATACAGTAAAGAATAAAAACATATCTCTAATCTTTCTCGAAAAGATATGGGTCAAGTCAATCTCTTTTGTCTTGAAGATATTTCCAAAACTCAAAGAGTGTGATTTCAGTTGTGAATCTTTCGTGTTCTGATTCCTTATTGATAGATGATAGGAATTGCAGAACTTGTCTTTCGCATATCACAACTTCAAACGCTTCTGCTTTCTGAACTGGTGAATATCGAACTTTCTTTCTTCTTCATCAATTCCGACTGTTTTCACTTTTCATTTGCAATACTACATAGCCATATAAAAGCTTTTCGTTGATTTTTGCATTGCAAGAAGCATTGCGTCGATTCTGTCGTCGTGTTCACCATTTGGAAACACCAACAACTGTTCAATCAATTTGTCATTTCAATTTCACGGTGCAAAATACACTTTCTTGTCTTCAAACATCACTTGCTTTTCCATAAGTCTTGTTGTCTTATCTTTGATTGTCTTGTATTCTTGAACAGCCATTCACATTCTCTTGAAGACATTCTTCAAGACTTGCTGATATGCAACTGTTTCAACAATCACACGTTTCGCATTTCGTTTCTGATACGTCTGGAACACAACGTTCGCTGACGCACCGATGTCTTTCTCTTTTCAATTCAATCAAATCGATTCTAAGTGATAAATCTTATCTCATAGGAATCACGACACATTGATTGCGTATTCATCGCTTCATTCTTTTTCGCTGACGGCTGGGTCAACTCCAATCTGAATGAAATCGAATTTGTATCATCTACATTCATTGTCATATTGAATCATATCTCTTGTGATGACGTGTTGTCATAGCACATACGGAACAAGCAGATAGTTCTGACTGAATGATATGCTTCACAATCTGCGTCTTTCTGATTCAAGCGATGTATATCTCTTGTGTATATCATAGATTCATTCATTCAGTTCTTCGGCTTCTTCATCTGTTTCGACGAATCTATCTCGAACAATCTGATTCTGTTCATCATATATTGGAATTCTGATTGTGATTCGATTCTTATCATTTGCGATGTGTTCACGGAAGCGTGGAACTAATCAATCTTCATATATTGTGTTTCATAAGAATATCATCTGCGTTGATGATGTCGTTCATCATAGAACTTCATTCAATAGGAACTCGAAGTTCTTGTCGATTTTCTTCTTTGAATCTGTTGAAGCGATTGTATCAACGTCATCAAATATCAATAAGTCTGGTCTGAATTTTCCGTCTGGTGCTGTATAGTTCTTTCATCTTGGTGATGTTCACAAAGACATTGCTCTGACGTAGCAATCATTTTCTGTGATGAACTTGTCGATTCTTTTGATTTTCTTCTGTCATTGCTTGATGACTGTTTCTGGGTAATACAAGTTTCAATAATCACGCACGAATCTTTCTCATCAATCTGTATCTCAAATGAAGCTGTTTGCGATGTATGTCAGATTTTCTTCTGCATTGTCTATCGTCTGGGCGTATCGCATAATGTTTCTTCTTTTCTTGTAAGCGATACATCGTGAAACATACATCTGGGCAATCGTCGTCTTCGCACATCATCTGAATCATTCTATGAATACGTTCTTTCATCATTCCAAAGCTTCATATATCTGCACAAGACATTCTGGCGTGTCGAATGTATAGTATTCCATAAAATAGAACTTGCAGAACTCGAAGAAACAGCGTTCAAAGTATTTGAATCTCAACAAACTGCTTTTCTTCAATAGTTCAACTGCTTGTTCTGTGTTCATTGAATACTGCAAATATAAAATGTCAATATGTTGTGTTTTTCATTCCGTCTTCGGAAGTGATGTTCATTGATTCAGCTTCTTGTCTATTTGTTTGACTTTTTCTTATTCTGTGATTTTCAGCTGAACAGCATATCAAGGGCTTCTGATTCTTCGTCAGTCAATCACTCGACTTTGTTTGCGTTCAGATTGTAATTTGCACCGATGTGGGCTGGCTCACCAAGTTCTGTTTTGATTTTCTCTAATCACAACGCCATATCTTTCATTGATAAGTCTTTCATCTGCAACATTTCCATAATCTTTCACAAAGCAATCATCTTTGATTCTTTCAACGCTTCCAATGGAATCTCTAATTTGTCGGCTCGTTTGTTGATGTTCTTCTGCAAAGCTTTCTCTAATATCTTTTGCTTGTATGCTTGCTTTTCTTTTGCTCGTCATTTCGTTCTTGTTGCTCGGCGTGAATCATAATTCACTCATTTATCACTCAAAAATCATTTCACTTCATCAATGTCTGATTGGAAGAATTCAAGCTTGATTGCTGAATAATCGTGAATCTGTTTCGGCATTCTGCTTTCAAAGAATATAAAAGTCTGATTATTTAATATCTTCTGTGGCGTTCCTTATAAGTTCTTTCAGAATTTGATTTTCTTTTCTCAACACACACAAGTCATTATTTAATATTTTTCACTCAATATAGACAAAATCTAAATCTGATTTAAGTTTCTTATTTTCTTCTTTCAGCTTTTTATTCTCTGCTTCTAACCTCTTATTTTCATTCTCTAATGCTCTAATTCGGTCTAAATCATTACAGTGTTTTGGTATTTCTCTTTTCATTCTCTCCATAGGTAATAATAATATAAAAGTCTGATTAGTCTAACTTACTACAATAGCATAAATCAATATTAGCACTCATCGTATTACATCTCTTATAGCATTCCATTTTATGCTCGTTTTCAAATCATCAATGGTTTGCTCTAATTCTATTTCTCTTTCAGATTCTTCTTTTCTCTTTTCCATTTTGCTTTTTCTGATTATACATCTAAATTTTTCAGCTGGGCGATGTGATGATATAGTCTGTCATAGTTTTCAATCATTTCTTCCAGCTCGTATGTTTTTATCTTATACACGCTTTTGTCGTTTATCATTGCGTCGATTTTCTCGAATCAATAAGTTTTTATCATTCGATGTGTATATAGCATATAGTTTCAGTCAAGAATCACGTTGCAACGCATACATCAAGCGTGGCAGTTTGTTTCGTCGAATCTATATCTAAGTATTCATCTTTTGATGAAATGCATATTCTGTGATTCCTTTCGTGGCATTCTTTTTCAACATAGTGGGCATTCGACGATTCAGTTTCAGTCGCAATCTCTTAGTCTGATATACTTTGAAAAGACTGAATCTAATTTCTCAATCGCTTGTTGTCTTGGTGATTTTTGTGTCTTAGATTTTCTTGGCATAAAAGAAAAAGCGTCAGATAAATATTACGTATCGAACGCTCTACAAAATTGTGTATTGCTTATGTCAATTTCAGTATATATTTTTTTTAATGTAAACAAAATCAAAATCAAAAAAAATCTGACTTTTTTATGGTCAGATTTCTATATACACAAAAACACGCTTTCTATAAGTATTGTCTGATATATTTCTGCAAATCACAGACACGAATATATTTGATTGCGAATCAACGTTCTTTTGTTCTTGATATGTTGTTGTCGATTCTGACTGGTATGTATTTCTCACGATTCTTCATTATGGTCGTCAGATGTTTTCATTCCAATCGTGCGATTTCCGTTGCTGAAAATCATTTAATCATTCCAAGTTTCATCTACATAGTTTGAAATAAAATCTCTAATTTGTGCTTCATCATTGTATTCGTCTTTTGTATCTCGTTCATCTTTGTCAAATCGTGTATAGTATTCAATGATTTCTTTCACTTTCACTTTCATTGGGCGATTTTCTTTGACGTTGATTTGGTCTTTTCGCTTAGAATCAAGATATTCTTGCAATGTCATAATCATCTCTTGTTGATAAAGTGAAATAAATATACATTTTATAGCATAGAATTCAACTCGTTCTGCAACGATTCCATTCTGGCACAGTATTCATTGAACTCGTCTTCATACATTCATCTGTCTTTTTCTGATATGAATCGTTCATATCAAAGCTTCAACAGAATCTTTCGGCAAGAAAAGAACAGTTCTTTCTTCTGCTCGGCTTCCACGTTCTTCGGCAAGCTTGTTTCATTGTATCGTTGCAAGTCTTCAAGCATAAATTTCACATCGGCGTTGTTCCTATCTAATCATCAAACAGTTGCTGTTGAAGTTCTGATGTTGTGGTGAATTCGATACAGAACAGTTGAAAGATATTCTGATTCTGTTGTGTTCTGTCGTCATTTTCAGCTTCATTCGAATCAACTCTTTCAGATGTGAATCGTCAGATGTTTTCAGAAGTCTTTCTTCCAATAATCATCTGCAACTTCGATTTCTTTGATTCTGCTCATCTTCACTTTGTCGAATCTGCTTTTCAAATTTCAAGCTCTTATTCTGCTTCTGAAACTCAAAGCATTCGCATAGTGTTTGAATACGTGGTCGTATTTTTCTCAATACTTGTGCGTTGTGGTGATTTGTCGTGCTTTCATTTTCGTATATGTTGAGAATATAAAACTATGAATTTGATTTTATATATTCATCAATGATTGAATCGTGATGTCTTTCGCAATCTGCAACAAGTTGAACGATGTATTGAAGCGTGATTTCTTCTCATTTGAGAAAAGTCATTCATTCAATACATTGGCTCACTCGATTCACGAATGTTTCTTCTTTCACTTCTACGTCTAAACAGAAGCTTTTGTTGAAGATTTGTTGTGCGATATCTCTTGGTGAGAATGTGATTGTTGTGTCTGTCATTTGTGATGTGTATAATGATATAAATATATTCGGAAGAAGCTCTTATTCAGCTTCTTCCATTTCTTCAACGATTGGCTTGTTCACGGCAACGACAATCTTCATTCATTTGATTGTCATATGCTGAACAACACGACTGATTCATTCAAGCTCGATTTGATTGTAATATGCACGGAATCAAATTGCAGAATTCGTTCAATGTTTCTTCCAAACTTTCTCGAATCTGTTTCTGATGTCTGCGATTTGTTCATACAAATCAAGTCTTGTTCTTCTTGTTGCGTCTTTCATTGTTGATATATGATTATGAAATAAAATACTATCTATCTTCAAAGCAAATGGTGTTTCGAAGTTTCTCATTCAATTCTTCTGCTCTTGATAAGAAATCTCGCAATCATTCGTCATCTCTTTTCACTAATCTTGAAACAGCTCTATATTCTCAATCAAAGTATTGTTTGATTGTTGCTGTTTTCTCGTTCACATCGAATTCGATTTCTCAATCATTGTATTTGATGATTGAATTGTCGTCTTCATCAATTTCTCGATTGTCTTGATGAATTTGTGAACTGAATCTGCTTCCAGATTTCAAGCAGTGTGCGAAAGCATAAAGTTCAAGCACATATTCTTGTTGTGCGATTGCTTTCTCTTGTTCGTAAGTGTTTGTCATTTGATGTGTTTGTAAAGGAATAAAGCGTGTTTTTGTGATATGTTCTTACTATCACGATATAATTATATAATAATATGATATTCATTTGCAAGAGAAAAGTCAAAAAAATGTATATTTTTTTCTGTTTTGAGATTGACAATATCTTTTTTTGTTGTGTGATATGTTTCAGAAAAGACAAGAAATATAAAAAAAGCATAGTTCTTGACTATGCTTTCTTCTTCATAAGCTCTTGAACAAGCTCGTGTGCGATTTGCTTCATTCTTGGAAGATTCTTGATTGGGTCTTCCGACAAACGATTCAATTCTTCGATTTTTTCTTTGTTCATTACAAGATTCAGAATAAATCTAAACTAAGAACAACACATCATACAATGATGAATATGACGATGAAGATATAGAATAAATATAGGCAACATCACACACATCAAGTCATCAAATCTTTCATTTATGATATGATTTTGAATATAAATACAAACAAAGCAATGCACAACGCAACAATCACGGCTCACAATACAACTGACAATGATTCTGCGAAGAATTCTGCTTTGAATAGTTCATATTTTGCGTGTATATACATCAATCAAAGATGAAACGCAATAAGTCATAGAATGACACATACTAATAATAGAACGATTTTCATTTGATACGATTATGATGTAAAATTAGTCGTCTAATTTGACTTCGATTCAATGATACACAATCTTTTTCATTTTCTTTCATTTTGGAATTTGTTTTTCTCACAGCAATTTGCACGTTTTCTTCAATATATGATTCTCTGATTCAAGCTTCTCGATTTTTGCGAATAATCTTTCAACTCACTTGCTCAATTTCTCATTTTCTGATTCAAGTCTTTTGTTGTCATTCAGCAATACTTGATTTCTTTGTCGCAATAATTTGTTTCTCATTGAAAGTCTTTTTGCGTCTTCAATTGCTGATTCACTTTCATTGAAAACATCAACTGTGTCTTCAATAGCTGTTTGAAGCTCATCATCTTTGATTGCACGGCAGTCCGAACATCGCAAAGCTGGTCATCAATTGTGCATTCTTGGAATAATTTTCTTACACATTCTGCAATAATTCATCTCTTGTTTGATAAGATATAAAGAGTTGATATTCAGCTTTCAGCTGGTCGATTTTTGCGTTCAATTCACGCATTCTGCTCACATCTTCATACAATAGCTGATTTTCAAGCTCTTGTATCATTCTTTCATACACATCTTGAAACACTTTCGCTTCTTCCTTTTTGTATCTGATTTTTATTTCAAAGAAGTCTTTCTGATTCTGTTGTTGCTTGACTGTATATGTTTTCACATAGATGTCTTTCTGCTGTTTCTTCTTACGTGGCTTCGCAATAAGCTGAATCTTGATTGCTTCTTCTTTTGTATATCACTTTTGAATTCTTCCATAGTATCTGTGATATGGTGGCTTCGGCTGTGGCTGTTTTTTGTATCGCTCGACTTCTTCTGCATACATCTTGCTTCTTGTTCCAAACTCTTTCTTTTCAACTGGTTTCAATGCTTCAAGTGGCTGTATTCAACGTTTGATTCTTTGATAATACAATGTCAGCGAACATTTTACTCATAAGAACTTTACATACAGCTCTTTGATTTGTGATTTTCTCATTTTTGTTTCAGTCAGATGATAAAAGTTCTATCTTCTAATACTGAATTGTGCTGGGTCTATCTTTCAATATATCGTTGAAAGACAAGCTGTCATATTTCTTTCTCGATTTCCGTCAGATGTCGCATATCTTTTTCAATTGTCATCTCGTGATTGGCAACTTCCAGCATTTGATAGACATCAAAGTGTCTGTATCTTTCACAAATATTTGTTGTTCAATGTTTTTCCAATATCTTCAAGTCAGCTTTCAAGCAACGCATAAGTTGGTCTATCTCAACGGTCATTGCTTCACACACTTCCGATGTTCTTTCATCAAGCTCATCTGTTTCATCAAGATGTTTCGGCAACTGTAATGCAAAGAATCACTCATTCTTTGATTCAATAGTGATTTTCAACTGCTCGAATCTGTGAAGCGTCAAGTCAATATGCTTCTGACATCTTTTTGAATTTCTCGTGTGAATCATCTCATTCAATGTTTGGCATTTCTTGATGAACTCACATCTCATCTTCAACTATCTTTCACGGCGTTCGAATATCTTCAACTGTTCAAGCTGTTTCTGTTTCAGATTCAGCTTTTCGTTCTGATAGTTCATCGATTTCTGATTGAAGCAACATTATTTGCTCATCATATTCAACGCAGTATTTCGTGAATCAATTCATCTGGTCTTTTGACTGATTCCAAGATAAGTCATCAAGACATCTCATTTTCTGATATTGTAATTCAGAAATCTCATACGTCAATTGTGCGATTTTTTCGCTGTTTGGGTTTATTGCTTTTGCTGTTCATCGTGTAGCAATAAGCAAGACACATACTAATATAGTCAATAAGGTGGCGATTATGGTAATTATTTTTTGTTTCATTTTAGTTGATTATGTTGTAAAAAGATTCTCGTTCTGGTCTTAGTTGCTTTGCTTTTTCGTGTGCTTCAAGAACTGGAATGTTCAATGTTCTGTGAAGAATCATCATCATTTCAACTCTTGCGAATTTCCATTCTCATCTGCACATCGCAAACAATCTGTCTTTTTCTATCGATAATCAATGATTGATTATTTTTTTTTGTGTTTCGGTCATTTTGTTTTGATGATTAAATTGTAAAGTCTTTCTTGAACGCAAGTTTGATGACATTGATGTATTCAATAATCGTGCTTGCTTTGTTTATCAACATCTCATATGTTGCTTTGGCTTGTATCAACGCAAGTTCACGCTCAAAGAACTCTTTGTCGCAAATTGCTTTTGCTGTTGTATCTGTGAACAGCTTCTTTCAATCTTTGTCTTTCTGTTCTTTCAGCTCGACAAGTTTCAATCAATAATCACGGTCAAATACAAGCTTGTCTTCCAGATATGCTGATTTCAATTCAATGATTTTGTCTTGAATCGTATCTTGCAAAGCAAGAAAGTCATACATATCTTGTTCATTCAGCTTCAATCATTTCACTTTGAAGCTTTCATATTGGTCTAAGATTTCTTGAATGCTCATTTGTTCAATCATAGATAAGATAAAATTCTGTCTAATTTGCTTTCAACTGAATCATCTTCAAAGATTGGCTCTTGTTTCACATTTTCTGGCTTGATTTCTTTTTGCTGTTCTTTTATCTGCTCTTTGATGAACTCTTTTCTTTGTTTCTTGTATGCGTTTCTGCAATCTTTACATTGGAACGTGAATCACATCACTTCACGCTCATTTCTCAAATAGTTGTCATTATCAAGTGGCTTCCATTGTTGGCAAGTATAACATTTTCTGAATACTTTGTCTGATTGCTCACATAATACAGCTTTCAAATAATTGTATTTGTAATTTCTTGAATATTTTTTCTCTTGTGTCATTTTGTATTATTTTTTAGAAAATAAAGAACGATTTAGAAAGATTTGCAACTCGAATCAATCGGTCAAGAATTGCTTTGCGTCGCCATTCTGTAAGATGTATCACACAGTCGTTTCGAGTTGCGTTCAGTCTTCTTCTTTGATGATGACTGGCATTGTTGGTGGCAACTGTGTCAGCAAGTTGTAGCAGAATCAATAAGCGTTCAACTTTCTGAATATGTGCTTATTGAATCTGCGAATGAAAAGCTCATTTCTTGGTGATATGCTTCACAACTTGCGTGTCTGCTGTTTTTCAGCAAGATATAGATATATGCTGTTTTCTTTCTGATATATTGTGTTTCAGTATTTGTCTTGTGTTTGTTTCAACATTTGTTTCGATTATGATGTAAAGATTAGTCAACTTCTGCTCGCACGTCAGCGATTTTCATTTTCATCTCTTTGCTGACTGCATATCAATGATTGTATATATCTTGAAGCAAAGCGTCCGATGTTGTAAACTTCTTCAAATATTCTGTGTTTGACTTCAAGTTTTCGAATTGTTCTTTGTTGAATCGCTTTGCTTTGTTTTCTTCTTTTGCTTCTGGCTTCTTTTCTTCATTCGCACGCTTTTCAGAATTTTCTGTCGTATCGAAATCTAAGCTGTTGTCTGCGATTCAAAACGCTGTTTGTTTCAGATAGCGTTCGGTGAACGTCATACATCAACCGAATTGTTGGCTCACATTAGTGGCTTTGATTTCTGGAATGTCAGTCGCAGATGTGAACACCATACATTCTTCTGTATCGATATCATATACTGTCAGTCTTCACTCAATTCATAGTTCAGTTCTTACAAGGTCGAACTTAGTGAACAATTGTTGTTCTTCACAAGCTTTTTCAACTATTGCATTCACTTGTTCTGGCGTGAAATATGAATAGTTGCTGAATGTGTTCTTTCATTCCTTTGTCATTTTCTGTGAAGCAATTGATTTCTTTGCTTCTGCAAGTTTTCTTAATATGTTTTTCATTTGTCTGAATGATTAGATGATAAATTTGGGTAAGTTTTTCTGAATCGACGCACGGCTTCACGGCGTTTCTCGATATTGTTTCAGAATAGTTCGAGATATTCGTCATAGTTCTTGAATCATATTCTGCGAAGAAAGATTTTGAACAATGGCTTTGTTTCTCGTTCTGTGATTCATTCGATTGGCATTTGTCTAATATTTTGAAAGTAAATTTTGCACAATCTCAACGTTCACACGCAATCAATCTTTGATTCTTTTCTCGATATCTGCTTGAACTTTTGCTCTAATAGTCTTGTCTTCTATTGAATAGATGACTTTGTCAACGTCTGAAAGCTCTTTCGTGAACACACGCTTGATGTTGCTTCTATTGATAAGCTCATTTCATAGATTGATGAACTGTTGTTCATTCAACAGCTTTGAAATCGTATCAATTGAAGCTGTTGTTGTCTTCACGTTTCAGTCGTATGTTTCGATATACGTCAATTGTTCATAGATTTTGATATTGGTCATTTCTCTTGATTAGATTGTGGGTAAAACGATTTGATTTGTTTGTGCTTTTGATATATCGCTTTTGCATTGTTGCATTAGAACTGCAAGATTGCGATATATTCATTCTGCTGACGTGATTTTCGAAGCGTGATATTTGTTCTGCGATATCACTTTCAGAATGATTTCAAGCGTTTCGACTCGTGTGAATTTTCATTCTTGAATCGATTCAAGTTTGTTCAGCTTATCAATCAACAATTTTGAATATCTGCGATTGTTTTTGACTGTTCAATCTAATAATCATCAATTGTATTGCTTAATTAGATTCAAACATTGATTGATTTCGCTGTTTCAATATTCAGAAGCTTTTGCTTCTGTATCATCTGATAAGATGATATTATTATCTTCTATATTCTTCTTATATTCTTCTATATTCTTCTTATTTCTTCATATGTTTTTGTCTGTTTGTTTCTGTTCTGCTTTGTTTTTGTCTGTTTTTCACTGTTTTGATAGTTTTTCAAAGCTCTTGACTGCGTTTTGATTTCATTTCATTGCTTCTGATTTTTTCATCATAATCTCATCTGTCTGGTCAATGCTATACATTGCAGATGTCAGCAATGCGTCAATGATTGGGTCAGTCGGTTTGATTCAATTCAGTCAGTATTCAAGCAATGCTTCATAATACTTTCACTTCAACGAATCATCAAGTTTCTTTCACGTATCAAGAAACAAGCGAAAACATTTGAAATAGTTCTTCTTTTCCATTATTTGAAGAAGAATCGGAAATAAAACTTTCGAACTTTCTTTCATCACATACATCAAATGAGAAACGGAATCGTGAAGACATATAGTCCAGCTGGCGTGAACATTCACACAATAATGCTCACAACTATTGCAACAAGTCATCTGATTCTCATCTGATTTTTGTGAATGAATAAAAAGATTCGGAACATACATCTCGATGTCCGAATCTTACACACACATCAATTCAGACAAACGAAGATGTTGCGTCTGACTTTCACAACATCTTGATTTGACTGAATTAAAATGTAGATATTGTATATGTTGTCAGACAGTCAAGTTTGACTGTCGTATCGGTTTGACATAAGCAACTTACACAGATTTGGTAGAACGCTTTCGATACTATGATGTTCAACAAATACGTCTAATTTTATGAAATAAGCCATATTTGAATCACATCTTCAAACTTAACTGTATCTAAGTATAAGAAAATAAAATTATTTGTCAAATTTTTTGGCACTTTTTTTCAACAAAATATACACTTTCTATTTTTCATCAATTCTGAACTGATATTTCAGACAATAGAAAAATGCTGAAAAATCATCTTCTTTTGACTTTTTCAAAATCATATATATTTTCACAGTTGAAAAATTTTATTGAATTTTGTCGTATTGATTTTTCAATCGTGAATCGTTCAAATGATAATAGTGAAGCGTAATCTTTGGGTCTTTATGACGCATTAGTTGTGTCGTTGCTTGCTGTGAAAGTCCAGAATACACACATCTCATTGCGAAACTGTGGCGTTCTTGATGTAAGCAAAGCTTCTTGTTCATATCGACTTTTCAATCTTTTTTCAGCTTCTTCACGTATGTTCTTACTGTGATTCAAATGACTTTTGGGGTCATATGCTTTCATATTTCCTTTTGTCCCATATAGAAGAACAGATATTCGATATCGTGAAACTTGTATTTCTTTCTCACGACTTCTTCATATTGAAGCACTTTCTTTCTAAGATTTTCAGAAAAAAAGACTGATTCCATTCTTCATCATTTCACTTCAATCTCGAATTGTCTGTTTTCGGTGTGAAAGTGTTCGAATTTCAGTCTTGAAAGTTCAGCACGACGCAATCACGTTTCTCGTGGAATCTCAAACATCAATGTATCTCTAAGAATGATGTCTTGACGGTCTGAATCATTATACATCATCGGTGCTGAATGCAGAAGCTCATAGTCTTCTTTCTTCATTGGCTCACGTCTTACGTCTTCCATTTTGAAAATCGGAATCTGTTCCCAGTTGAATTTCAGTTTTCTTCAAACGATTGTGATATATTTGAAGAACATTCTGATTGATACAATGTGATTGTATAATGCGTTTCTGCTTGGGTATTCTCACGACTTCGGTCAAACTGTGATTTTTGATGTCTTATAAACATTCAGATATTCCAAGATGTCTGTCAGCTCGATGTCTTCTGGCTTGATTGTGTATCACTTTTTCACAATCATATATTGATTGAATTTCCTTACGTGATAGAAATATCTTTGATATGCAAGACTGCGATTTTTTATGTTTTTTGAAAAATCTATAAAACTATACAAAAGTTCTGTCAGTTCATTCATTTTGCTATGTATAAGCATATAAAATTCTGTGTTTTTTATAAGCTTATGTCAAACAACACAATATATATCTTTTTTTGAAAAAATGTCAAGCTATTGACAACAGATAGGAATTCACTATATTGAATCAAGTTTATATCGTAAGTCTGACTAATATGAAGAAAATTCTCTTTTTGATTCCTTTCTTAATGTTGGCGTGATGTTCAGAATCACCAGTTCAAGAACAAGCAGTTGAAGAACAGCCAGCTGTTCAAGAAAAGCAAGTTTTTGATGTTGATATGCTCACAGATGACGCAATGTTTGTCGCTGGTGATGTTGTATATTCACCAATCTATATGCAAGAAACCCAACAATTGAAATCAAGCAATCAATTCATTCCAGACTTAGACGCTGGAAGCTTTGCGAAATATCTTATTGTTTGATATCTATATGTGAATGGCTGAACAGATGAAGTCTTGATTGA